AATATTTATCTTGATTGATCATATTTGTTGACATTTAATGAATGACAGTGTATAGTTAAAGATTGAAAAGTAATATTAGTAACAGCGAAAGATAAATATGTTCATGAACCAATTTAACAACACAAAATACACACGATGGTACTATAGTATCATCGAAAAACGAGCCATTTTAGATAAAGACTCTCGTGGTGAAATACACCATATTATCCCACGGAGTCTAGGAGGAGATGATTCACCAGGTAATCTTGTCAAATTAACTGGACATGATCACGCTTGGTGTCATTGGCTCTTGACTAAAATGACTACTGGATCAGCCAAAGTATCAATGATATATGCCTTTAATATGATGGGTGTCTCTGGAGAACATATGGAACGTCAGTCATCATATGCTATTGTCAGAGCGTATGAGAAGAACAGAATAGAGTGGAGTAAGAATCATAGTGAAACTATGAGTGAACAATTTATAAATGGTCGAGAAATTTGGAACAAAGGTCGTAAAGAAGATCGTCCTGAAGTTTTAGCCAGAGTAAAAGAAGCGGCTCAGAATAGACCAAAATTAACAGATGAAAAATTAAAAGAAAAAGTAAGAAAGTCAGTTGACACAATGAAGAAAAATGGTACGGATAAACGATCTCAAGAAACAAGAGATAAGCAACGAGATTCTATGATAGGGTTAGTTCGTGGGCCGATGAATGACGTTCATAAGAATAAGATTGCCATATCTTGTCGTAAGCCTAAATCAGAAGGACATGGTGACGCTGTTGCTGCGGCTAATCTAGGTGTTGTTAGTATTAATAGAAACGATGTCGAGAAAAAAGTCAAACAAGATACACTTCAATCTTGGATAGAACAAGGATGGCAACTTGGTGGTAGACCACGTAAGAAAAAATAGACAACAAAAAACCCGCCGAAGCGGGTTTTTGTTTTACTATATTCAAAAAGTTCTTGAATAGTGGTAAAATATCACTGAAACGATATATTAGTTACCGCGATCTCACCAACGTAGTCAGCAGCATTACCAAAGCTGGATGCTGTGTTTGTCAATTCCACGTAGCCGTATCTCGTCATAAACGAAACGACTGGTTCGAATGTTGACGGATCTAGAACAACACCACTGCTCATCAACGGAATGTATGGGCAATAGAATGCAGCTGCGTCTGTTTCTGAAGAACCCTTATAACCAACTAGAACTGGTGTTCCACTTGGAGCATATGAGTCAACGAAAACGCGCATTGCGTTGTTCAATGTACCGACTAATTTTGTATTAGTAGGTGCTTCGAATGTACCTTCTGTAGTACGGGCAAAAGCTGATGTTGTAGCAGACTGAAGAACAGTCAGCATTTCTGAAGAAACAACACACCAGTTACCAGCGCCACGACGAGTACGTTGGGCGATTAGGTTAGCAACACGGTTAATTAGAACAGCTAAAGCAGCGTGTTCGTCACCAACGTATGTAGCGGTACCAGAAACGGTAGCTTGGTTATATGTAAACTCAGTAGCAGCCAATTGACGTAATGAAAGAAGAATTTCTTGGTCGATTTCAGCAGTAATTTCTTGTGCTAAAGCGGCCATGATTTCGGCTTCAACGTCGATACCATGCATTGATTGTGCGTCTTGTGCAGCTTCGAATGTCCAACGAGCTTGTAACTTACGGCTCTTGGCTTCGACAGCTTGACGTAGAATCTGTACAGAGATTGCTTTTCCGCCGTTACCTTCAAGAGTAGCGGTTGGAGCTGCGGTATAACTGTTTGCTGTATTATCGCTAGACTTTGTACGTGAATACGCTTGAGCGATCAAGAATGGTGATAGAGCTTCGTCACCAGCCACAACCGAAGTTTGAGCTGCTGAATTGTCTGTCAAGTTTTGAGCATAGCGAACACGTAGTGTATGAATCTGTCCAACTGGACCAGTCATTGGTTGAACACCAATTAACTCGTTAGCGATAACAGTAGGCATAACACGGCGAATAACTGGAAGAATGACACGATTTAGTGTGGCAATATTACCAGCGGTTGTAGTTCCAGCATTACTTTCAGAAAGTAGTTGCTTTTTGGTGTTTTCTAAAATAACACCCATTGATGAGCGGCGGACGCCTTTGAGACCTTCAAGGAGGGCTTCTTTGGTTTCATTCCAGCGGCTCTCTAATAGTACTTTTGACATTTAATTATCTCCTGTTAATAGTATGTCGATTAAAGCCCTGCCAGACGCTTGATATCAATCACGTTATCACGTTCTTGGGTCTCAACTTCTGTTTTCTTGGCAGATTTATCACCAGTAATTGCTACACTTTCAGAGATCATTTGTTTTTTAGCAACTGGTCTTTGTTCTGTTAATGTATTCAATACTGCTGGTAGATACTTGTCGAATGCGCCTTTCAATTTTGGTGTTTGGACGCTTTCTAGTAAGTTCTTCATTACATGGGCTTTGTCTTCATTTAGTGTTCCGAGTAATTCACTCATAGTACGTTCACGAAGGTTACTTTCTTTAATAATGCGAACTTCACGGTTTTTACTTTCTACTAAACGTTGTGATTGTTTAGCAGTTTCGATAGATTCAGCTAATTGTTGATCTTTTTGATCTAAGATTGCTAGAAGTTTACGTGTCTCTGCTTTTTCGTTCAAGTGTGTTGAACTAAATTCAGCGGCAAATGCTTCAAACAAACGACGACCAAATGTGTTTTCATTTGCACTTTGGATGTCTTCTTTCAATTGACTGATTTCGCCTTTTAAATGTGTACTGATTGCTGAACTAACTTTTCTTGCACTTTCAGCTACAAATTTAGCTTTAAGTGAATCAAGTTGGTGTTTAGCTTCTGCAACTAATTTGACCTTGGCTTCTACTACAGCACGTTTGTCAGTTTCAAATTCGCCAATTTCACGGGCTAGAGCATTTACTACGAATTGTTCTAGTTTACCACGGGCTTCCATTTGAACTTTACGATCATTACGTAATTCTTTGATTTCTTCGGCTAGTTTAGTAACCATAAATTCATTGAATTTTTGTACATTTTCACGTAATTTAACTTGTGCTTTGACACGATCTTCATTCATTGCTTGTCTTTCTGTTTGAAATTCTGTAATTTCACCAGTTAGACCTTCAGTAACCATCTTATCAAGGGCTTCTACCATTACGTTCTTGTCATGCTCATATTTCTGTGCGAATTCCTCTCGGAGTTCTGAACGAACTTGTTCGCGAGCTTCGTTTAATTTTACTTCCCATGCCTCATTAATGGCTTGGGCTGTATCTTCAGTAACGATTCCGCTTTCAAGTAATGGTTTGATGGCATCAAACATTGATATCCCCTTTTATAATTTCAATTCCTTGATAAGACGAACTACTTCATCTTTCAAGAATTTTTGAACTCTAGCATCCTTGTCCAAATTTGTACCTTTTAAGTTTTCTAAAACACGATGGCCATTTTTCATGTTCATCAATGATTCATAAATTGCTTTTGGGTATGCATTTGGAGCACTGGGTTGTGCCACGATGTCCACAGTAACTATTTCAAAGTCACTGACTTTGCCTGTAGCTTCATCAACGTTACCGCTGCCTCTACTACTAACGCCGAGTTTGACTCCATTCTCCAACATGGTGGCAGCTAACTGTCCCATGGGAGTTGGAATAATTTTTAATTTACCGAAACCATTAGCGCCATCCATCCACATTTCTGTAATGATATGACTAACTCTATCTAAATTGATTTTTAAATCATCTGGGTGATCGATTTCACCCAATACTGAGTTACCGCTTCGGATTTGTTCGTTTAAGGTTACTACGGCTTGTTCAATTTCAGGAACGGGGTAAACACGCTCATTTGCGTTCTTCACCCCACCCTGGATAAAAATTCCTCTCATATAAAGAGATTTTTTATCACCTTCTTCCTTAACTGATTCGACTATGAGGTTCGCTCTGTCGAATGTTAAGTTCTCTCTAAGATACAAAGCCATTTATACCTTATCCTTTAAATTCTACGCTTGGTAGTGCGACGGCTTTCTGGAACCGCACTGCGCTCATTTGTACCACTAGCCTGTGTTTTAGTTGGCTTAGGAGCACTTTCACCTTTACCTGAACCGTTGCTAGCATCGCCACCAACTTTGTTCTTGAATGATCCAGCACCTTTAACTTCTGTTTCGCCTTTAGCGCCATAATTTGTTGGCTTCTTTGGGCTAGTAGGAACTGATTCTGAACTACCACTAAAATTAACTGGCTTTGATGCCATACCTTTTTGACCACTGTTAGCATCTACTGTACTTTTCTTTGATGAACCATCGGCGCCGTCAGTGTGTGTTACTGAAACCTTTTTTAATTCAACGGCTTCCATAACGTCACTTTCTTGGTCGTCTTTATCATCCATTTGACTACCAAATTCTTCTTCGTCACCACCGAATTCTTGTTCAAATTCAGCCATTAATTGGTCAAGTTTGTCTTCAAGATCAACAACACGATCTTCAAGTTCTTCTTCTTCGTATTCTTCACCTTCTTCATCACCGTCTAGTTCAACTTCATCGTCAAACTCATCTTCTTCACCATCAGTATCATAGTCGCCGTCCATTTCTTCATTATCCATGAATTCATCGTCGTCTTCCATCATTCCTTCCATTCCAATTTCTTCACTACCCATTTCATCAGAAACTTCGTCCATCATACCTGTTACTTCATCTTCACTAATTAATGATTCATAAATATCACGAGATTTTTCAACTACAATCTCATGAAATAATTGTTCTGCTCTTTCATTGTCTTCATTGATAATAAGATCAATAAGTTTTTCAAATTTTGCTGTAGACATTTAAAATCTCCTTATGTAAATGGCTTTGTATTAATATTTAGCGAATAGCCAAAAAAATAGCGTAATATGTACGCATTTTATGGGTTTTTTAAATATATAGTATAAATTTACAAACCGCCGCTCTCGGCTGGTGGGGCACCATATTGTTTTCTGATGTTTTTTAAATCAATCGCTCGTTCATAACTTTGAACTTCGTTCATTTTACGAATCTTGGATATCATACCAAGTGTTAATTTGGTTTTGCGTGACTCACCCCATTCTGGTTGAGATTTATCATCTTCAACATCTTGATATCCTTGAGGTGCATGTGAGTAAAATTCAAATAGCATCATGTTAATTAAAGTCCTTTATGTTATTTATCAAATTTGATAAATACTATTGTAGTTCGCGGTGATCAGACCCAACTACTCTAATGCTTATTAGGAGCAATCAG